GGAACATTCAATGACTTGAACATTTTCTTTTGGAAGTATAGTACGTCATCAATCTCACCCAAGTTTTGTCCACCTTGTAGTGTAGTAATCTCTGTACCTTTACCACCTTCTCTACGTGGCAACCAGTAATCTTCTAGCATTGTTTGGAATCTTCTGTCATCACGAATTTCACCAGTCTGTGCATCATAGACTAGTTTGTTTTTATACTTCTGCATGATTTCACGCAAGTATTGTTCTGCCTTCATCTTAGGCAAATTACCTACGTCAATGTAAAAGATTCTACGTTCAGGCGCACGGGAGATACGATAGATAACTGTCGCATCTTCAAGCATACGTAATTGATTGAGTGGCTTAATTGCTTTATGTAGATGAGAGACAATTACTTTGCCATCTTTGTCTGTTATACCTGAGTTGGTGTAACAAACTGAGTCTACTGCAATTTTGATACCTTGTGAACCATCTCTAGCAAATCCTTTATCAGAGTAGATAAAGTATTCGTGATATCGTTGTGTTACATCTGCTGTTCCAGGACGATTGTCTGATCTTTTGTTTTCACGAACTTTACGAATCTTACGTGGATCAATGTAACGAACTTCTTTCAATCCTGATCTAGGATTCTTTTCGTCAATGACCATGTGATAATACAATCTACCATCAACATACCATCTACGAAAGATATCATAGCCCTGATTGTTGAAGTCAAGGAGTTTCATAATGTAATGATATTCATCACGAATTTTTTTCTTGATTGATTCTGGTTGTTCAAGTTTATCTAAAATGATTTGAACTGGATAATCACCATCTTCAAAAACTAATGATTCATTCACAATGTCTTCAATCGCCGCATCGCATTCTGGCTGAAGTGCCATCTCACGATACTTCTTGATTAAATCTGCATCTGTTCTAATCTGCCCTTCAAGGTCTAAGTATGTACCATAAACACCGCCGCCAGAAATTGCAACGGATGCATCATCATCGGTAGGTGGAACAAACGATTTTAACTGTTCTGCTTCAACATCATCTTTACCAATCTTATATCCAAAAAGTTTTATCGCCATATTTGAGTCTCTCTAAAAAGAAATGGGGGCGTAATAGCCCCCATTATTGACAACTATTACGCAATTATTTATGTTGCGTAAAATTCATTATTTAAGTCTTTTTATGCAATACTTGCTGTTCCACCAGGCGGAGTTGAAGCATCGGTACCAGTCACTGAAGTGCCACCAACATCCAAATAGTGATATTGGAATGTAACAGTAAACTCTTGAACTGCATCTGTAGTGTCATAAGATAAGTCGATTGAAGAAACATCAGTTGGAAATGCATCATACAGTTCATATGTTCTAGCAGTAGTACCATCTGGTCTTAACTGATTAACGACAATCGTGCAACGATATGAAGATGTGCTATCTCTTAATGAATTCTCACCATTAACATTAATGATGTTGTTCATCCAGTTGTCAAAAGACTTACGGATGTTTTGTGAGTCATCATTAACAAATGTTGCTGTCCAATCAGCATATGTTCTATCACCAGGAATTTTAATTCGTCTTCCTCTGAATGGAACTTCAATGATACCCAACGTAAATGCTGGGATCGCACCAGACTTACATAGAATGGTAAGATTATTTAAATCAACACCATCAATGCCTCCTATTTCATTTACTTTTATTTCAATTTTGAAAAGATTTGCTTTTGAACCACCATTTAGTTTTTGTCTAAATGTGTCAATACTGAAAAATTCGTTGATTGCCATTTTTATTCCTTATGTTGTAACAACAGTTGTTGGAAATGTAAAGTAGTCATACGACCAAGTTACAGTAAACTCTTCAAGAGTGTCTGTAGAGTCATAAGACAAATCAATAGTGCTAATATCACTAGGCCAACAGTTAACTAGAGTGTACGAATAAGTTACGTCACCTGCCTGATTAAGTTGTTCAACTAAAATAGTGGAGAAGTCTTGTGCATCTCCTCCAGTCAATGTTTTAGATGTTGTTGAGTTGTAGTCAGTAGTACCATATAATTTTTGTAAGTCTTCTAACGCTTCTCTGATTGTGTGATTAGAATCATTGATGACTGTTGTTGTCCAGTCAGCAAATGTTCTATCACCAGCCGCTTTGAATCGTCTACCGGCTGCAAATGGAACTTCAATAATACCTACTGTAGAACCAGGCAACTGAGCCGCCTTGCACAAGTAGGTAAAATCTTCATCTCTAGTTGTAGTTGAACTGTAAAATCCAGATAACGTAACTCTGAATAAATTTGAACGGGCGCCCGTATTAAGAACGTCCTTCAAATTCTGAATTGTTGTAATTGCCATATAATTCTCCTTGTTTATTCTCTATTATTTATGCGGCAATTTCAGCAAATGTAGCGGTACCTCTTACAGAGACAAAGTTAAGTTGAATGAAGTTAACAGAACGGATTGGTTGTACGAAAATATCGCAAACAAATTCGTTAGAATTTACTACATCTTCTGGATTGTTTGATGCGTCACAAACAACTCTGAATGCTGTAATACCTCTTCTAGACTGAACGCTTCTCAAATAAGGAACAACTAGACTCACGAAACCACTTCTTGTTGTTTCATCATTTTGGTCAAACAATACATTGTCTGCGGCTTGTCCAATTGTCTTTTGCAATTCAATAAACAATCTACGAACGTTAACACGATTCATTGAAGTGTTTTTCAATGTAAATGTTTTGTCGCCAAATAAAACTGTACCTTGGCCAACTTGCGTGATAACTGGATTAATTGAGGCTTTGTACAATGTATCTCTGTCAGCTTGATTTGGGTTGTAAGCCAAACGAACTAAGTTTTGAATACGTCCATTGGCGAATCCTGCTGGAGACAACCATGGCTCACGATTCAAATCGTTACGTGCCATGCAACCTGCTGTGTCAGCATTCAATGGTACATAAACATATGCGTCATTGTATTTGTCGTACTGATATTTCCATCCGCTGTCTGCAACTGCGTATGTAGAACGTGTAACTGTGTCTGCCCATGTAACGATTGAAGTCGCTTCAGAACCAGCATTGTTAACTACTGCTGTTCTTATTGGTGATACACAAACAACAACGTCTTTTCTAACTTCAGCAACGTCAGCAATAATTCTGTTTGCTACTGTAGCATTTGCTTGACCAGTTACAATGATAGATGCTGGCACTTCTTGTTTGTTTGCAAGCAAAACAAAAGATGTTGATCTATCGCCATCTGTCAATGCGTTACCATCAGAACCACCAGCCAAAGAATATGTCTTAGGTGTGCTTACTGCTGTGTAAGTTGTGCCAGCTAATGTGTTACCCCAATTAGAGCCAGCATTGTCGTGGGCAGCCCACCAAACATAATTAGAACGATCATTAATTATATCTTTGTAGTAGTTGCTACCACCAGCATCAGCTTTAGCATTTGAACCCTTAGAAAGATAACCAAATTTCTCTAAAACTGTATTTGCTGTACCTGTGATATCGCCTGTTCTGTCTTGAACAACAACGTGCAATTCATCACCAGATGCACCTAATGCGGCACCGTTTGTAGATGTTCCTGGTGCAGAATCAAACTCACTAAAGAATTCCCAACGGCGGGTTGCTGAAGCACCAGAAGCACCAGTTAAGTGTGCAGATTCTAATGTAAATGATGTTGCGTTAGCAATTGCAACAACTTTAGATGTGCGACCACCCAATACAATGAAATCGCCAACTTGCATTTGTGTATTTGCAGCCGATCCAGAACCAGTAACTGTTGTAGAACCTGCTGATACAGTAAATGTTCCAGTTAATGCGCTAGTGTAAGCGGCCGAACTTGGGCAAACAGAAACTTTAAGTGCGTTTCCTAATGCGCCAGAATAACGAGCGGCCCATGGACCAACGTTAAATGATGTTGTATTAATGTATACGTCATCGTTCTTAATAGATGTACCAGTACCTGCTGTGCCTGAACCAGTTGTTGCTTCTGCTGTAGCATTCAACGCTGTGTTTGCGCTACGAACTACGAACAATGAGCCAGAGTAGCCCAAGAAGTTAGCGGCTGACAAAAAGTCAACTGCGTTAGTTGCATTTGGTTTACCAAATTGATTTACTAATTCAGTTTCATTAGTAACTTGTGTAGCTTTATCGATAGGACCCCAACGAAACTGACCAGAAAATCCGCCAGAGGTTGAAGATACTGACTGTGAGGAAGACACCAAATCTGTTTCGGTGATCTTGATTCCTGGTGAAATTAGACTTATAGCCATTGAATTCTCCTTGTTATAATGATGTTTTGATGTTAGGTTTGTTTAATTTATTTATAAAAAATCAGATTTGCGATAGTTTTCTACTTGCCAAACTTGCCCACCTGCATCAACTAATTGATTTTCTTCGTCACCATTATTTATAAATCCAAAAGGAGTGACTTCCTCTTCAATCATTTTGATTCTTGCTTCATACAATTCTTTTCGTATATTGATATTTGTCAACTCTTTAAAGTATGAGTTTGTTGTCAGCCACGAAAATAGCACTAGAGGCATAACTAAGTCATCGTGATATCCTTCGTCAGCAGAATAGCTGTTTCTTTTTTCAATAAATGTTGAAATTTCAGAGATAGTATCAGCATCATTGATAATAAGTTTTTTCTCTTCGACCAATGACTTGAAGTTAGAGCATCCAATGCGTTTAACTTTCTTATCTGTGATTACACCAAGCTGTGTTTTGTTTCCACCAAAACCACCATTGACAACTTGACCTTGTGGTGTTCTGCTAACAGAAATGATATTCTCATATTCATATTCTGCATAGAGAATCTCTGCAACTTGCTCTGAAGAATTGATTTCAATTAGAACGTATGCTTCATTGTATTCTTTGCCAATTCTGTACAATACTGATGGATATAGAAGTGGGCTGATTTCATTGTTTCTGTACTTACCCACAATTCTGTATGGCATTTTAGTTATGTCTAATATTTGAAATGCTGAATAGTCACCACCGACACCCTTTGCTGTATCTGCAACAATACAATACGCATGATCTTTTTCGACACTTTGGTAAATATCAAGCCCATCTTTTTGATAAAGAATAGGACTAGCCGACATTTGTGCAATAGAATCGGAAGCAATGAGTGTGAGACTAGAACCCAAGAAGTTACAGAGAACCTCTTGATTGAACTTCAACTCACCAAGCAATCTTCTTTGTTCAGATGCCCAGTTTTCATCACGACCAGGAATGTCCCAATACGGAATGAATAGATTGACAAATCCATTTCTGTCGTTCTCTGCATCATTCCAGAACTTCCAGAAGTGGTTGTATCCTAGTGGGGTAGAACTTAGCAGAATCTTTGTTGTTTCACCAGCAGAAATCGTAGGATAAACTGAGGTAAAGAATTGTTCTGCTACATTGTTCGGTATGATAGCGGCTTCGTCAACGTACAATAAGTTAACTGACTTACCACGAATACCTGATGCGCTTGTTGCGGCTGTGAATACGATTGAGCCATTCTCTAAAGCAATGTCACCTTTGTTCCATGTAGTGACACCTTGCTGAAGCCATGTAGGAAGATTCTCATACATGATTTGATAACGATACAAAACTTCTCTAGCGGCTGTTGCTTTATTTGCTAGAATCGCTACAGTCTTGCTTCCTTGAAACAATGTGTACCAAAGAATATAAGCCGCTGATGTTGTTGTTTTGCCTTGCTGACGCCCTTCCATGAGAATGACTTTACGATTCTCATGGATAATCTTTACTTTATTCTTTTGGCAATCATATAGTTTGAATGGCTGAAGCCCGTGATCTAGCGTGACAATCTTACAA